TTGAGGGACTGTTTCACTCCATAAAAAGGTCCCGTGTGGACAGTCTTGCGCCTAACCCTCTGCCTGAGTATGACCATTTGAGGGACCCTCTACTGATGGTGCGACAGTACCTGATGGACAATTTCCCCGCTAAAACTTCTATGGAGATGGACCCCCAGAGCATGCAACAGATAATTACTGGGCTGATACCAGCTGAGATAAAGGGCTATCTTGGGCTACACCCTAAAGGTACTCAGACTCTTCGGGCACTTGGCGGTAAAGAAGAGGTGCTTGACTCCTCTATACTGTATAAGATGCTGAGTGACAGAGGCATGGGTACTATGGTGTACAAAGGTGAGATACCTCCTAGTAAAATCTCTATACTTGATGGCTCTATTGATGAGCCCAGTAATATCATGGGCATATTTGATCGAGACTTTCCTAAAGCTTATAAAGAAGAAAACTTACTGCAGAGAACACTCAGAGGGCTAATGTCCCAGAGTCTAAGAGAAGGTGAGCTGCCTTGGTGGCTTAAGTAAAGGAGGTGTGAGAGGTATGAACTTTGGTCATATTGGAGACATACAAGAGACTGTAGATCATTTAATAGCTGAGGTTAATAATGGAGACCTTAAAGCTCTAGCGTACATAGCTGTACATGATAATGATGATGGTACTGTGAGCTATGGGTGGTCTGGGGGCAGAGTAAAACTTGAGTTGATGGGTGCTATTGATGTGCTTAAGTATGCTCTTGTGGAGACATTCGAGAAGGTAGAGCCGGAGGGAGGTGAGATAGATGGGTAGAAGTCAGTACCCCAGACGTAAGGATGAGGAAGATGAGTATGATGAGGAGCAGAGCATGCTCGACACAGTTAAACAGTTTGCCTCCAGAGACCTTGAGGACATTGGTCTTGATAGGGCCCACAGACTGGAGAAGGCGTATGGCAAGGAGGACCTGAGAGTTAAGAAAGCTAAACTCGAGTGTTTTTTTAGAGCATATGCTGTGCTTGGCACAGTGAGGTATGCAGCTCAGGTAGTCGGTCTAAACCCTACAGCTGTGAGTAAACTAATCAAGAACAGTAAGACTTATCAGGATCGCTTCGAGGTTGCACATGATGAGTTTTGTGAGTACCTAGAGCAGACTGCTATTGTGAGAGCTGTGAGTAAATCTGACAGTCTGTTACAGTTCTTGCTCAAGGCGTATAATCCCCGTAAATTTTCTGAGAGGCTACGCATACAAGCCTTGGAGAAGAAGGATGAGGATGATGCACCACTGACCTTGACGTTTGGTGAGTACACCCCAGACTGGGAGGAACCTAACTTTAAGTATGCTGAGGTAGTAAATATTGATAAAGAGGAGGTAGAGGATAGTGACTAAACAGATAATTTATCATGGTCAAGTTATGGGTGTGAGTGAGCCAGATGATAATGGAGACCAGGCTCTATTTGTTCAGCCTGTACAAGGCTACAAAGAGGTAGACGTTGTGATAGCTCAAGATGGTACAATATCTACTGAGATTGACTTTCGTGAGTATAAGTATATATCGTTCCTGATGCCTGCGGCCTGGACCTCGGCCACCATAACTGTTAAAGGCTCTGCTGTTGCTGGAGGCTCTAAGGTGGTCATTACCGGAGATGATGGTACTGCTTTCCCTGCTATAACAGTTGCAGTGGATAAAATATACTCTGTCTCTGTTAGTGCTCTTTTATTGGCGGGGGTGCATTATTTAGCCCTTGTATCCTCTGCAGCTCAGACAGCTGCACGCACTATTAAGGTGATGTTGAAAGCGTAGGTGGTAGCTATGAGAGACAGTCTAATGCTGCTTGGTGGTGTTCAACTTATATATAATGTGCTTAAGTTTAGTGCTACTGGTGATGGTGTTACTGATGATACCGCAGCTATTCAGTCAGCCATCGACTATGTTGCCGCTCTACCTAATGGAGGCGAGGTGTATGTTCCTAATGGCACATATAAAGTTGTAGCACCATCATTATATGGCGCGGCACTCACAATGAAAAGTAATGTGACACTACACCTCGCGACAAATGCCACAATACAATTATCTGCAAATAATTTTGATGAGTGCTATGTTGTTGGGCTAAGTTCTATCGCCAATGCCAGAATAAAAGGCGGCAAGATATACGGGGATAGAGTAGCGCATACAGGTGAGACGGGCGAATGGGGACATGGTATTTTTATAGCAGATAGTGAAAATATCATTATTGATGGTACTGCTGTCTATGATTGTTGGGGAGATGGCATATATGTGGGGACTTATACGGAGGTTGGGTATGCTCAGTCCGTAGTAATCAAAAATTTCTCCATTGATAATTGCCGGAGAAATGGCATTAGTGTTATAAGTGCCAAGCAGTTGACCATTCAAGATGGAGATATTACCAACATAGATGGGGCAGACCCACAATGCGGTATAGACTTTGAACCTGATTATGCTACACAGTTCTTGCAAGGGATAACAGTGAAAAATCTCAATATAACAGGGTGTACGCATTTGGGAGTTCTGTTTGCCTACGGCATATTTAAAGACACCGCGAACAACTCAGATGTAACTTTGGACAATGTAAGCACCTCAGGTAATGGTGAGCGGTATAACTTCTACAAGGTTTATTATAGTCCTACTGCTGACTATGGGGACTATCGTAAATTTATCCAGTATAACAATAAAATCAGCATCAATATAATTAACGCTGATTATGTTCCCGCCCCTGCCAGTAAAGCTAATATCATCCCAGCACTTACATCAATAGATGATTGGGAGGCTGCTGCCAGTACATTGGCTACTTCAGACGGGATAGTAAGCGTTACAGGTAGCGGTTCATCGCAATATATAAATGCTTACTGTAATAGTAGCGTAGACTGCACAACGGGACATTTGATTTATATTAAAGCCACGGTAAAAGTAACCAACGCTATTTGTGAGGGCATAAACTTAGGCATAGGTGGTACTTCGTCATGGGATTACAATACCCCAAGTGGTAGCGATGTTGCTACTCCTGCCCAAAACACCGAATACACAATATATGGTATTCATAAGCTTACGGCGGAGTCTACAGGTGATATATGCGCGATACTTGGCAGACACAACTACAGTTCTTCTGCAAATGCAAACGGCAAAGTTTTGCAAATATTGTCAGCAGAATGTTGCGATTTAACTGCTGAATTTTGTGGTGGAGTAGTTGGCACAGAATTAGAGCCAGATGCGGTATGGTGCGCTAGTAATTTAACATTTAGCCCATATGTCGCACCACCAATCACATTAACCAACCTCATTAATGGCAGTATGTCTAGTAGTGCAGATTGGAATGTATCTAATTCAGCTAATATCTCCGTAACTGGTGGGGAGGGAATTGTTACCGCTACAGGACAATATGGTGGTATTAAATCAGATGTATTTAGTGTTGTGTCAGGTCATGTGTATTATTTTAGGGTTATGATTAAAGGCAGTAATGCCAATATATTATCTCTGGCAGAGAGTGACGATGGTTCTGATTACATGGACTCTGATTATATCTCAGGGTCTGGTGTGTACGAAATAAGTAGTTTTGTGACAACGGCTATTCTTACCGCTAACGATTTTATAATCTCTGTTATTGATGGTAGGTCAAGTAATTGGAATGAGTTTAGAATAAAAGAGGTAATGGTAATAGACCTAACGGCATCATACGGCGCTGGGCATGAACCATTAATTGCGGTATGTAACGCTTGGGCATGGTTCAACGGTAGCATAGAACTTTAACGTATCAAATGACCGCTTAATAGGAGGTATCTATATGCCCTATAAACCCTTACCCTCACAAGTAAAAATGCACATGAATCCTACTCAGTTTAGGGCCATGGTTGGGGGTTTAGGTTCAGGTAAAACTACCTTTGGTTCCAGAGATGCTCTTAAAATGACTCAGGTATTCCCGGGGTCACTAGGTGTGATAGGACGTCTCACATCTACCGCTCTAAGGGACACCACTCAGCGAAGATTTTTTGAGATAATTGATGAGGCTACTGATGGTAAACCCTCTAAGCTCATTCATAAATGGCTAGAAGGTCAATCTCATTTGTGGCTAAAGACTCCAGTGAAAGGAGTATACTCAGAGATATTATTCAGGCATCTTGATGAGCCCGGGCCACTCGGCTCACTAGACTTGGACTGGTGGTGGATAGATGAGTGTCATGAGCCAGAAGGTGGAGAAGTGCCTGAAGAAGTGTTCCTTATGCTCCGGGGACGTCTTAGAGGTAAAATTGGACCTCTTCGTGGTCTTATTACTTCTAATAATGGAGGTAAAGATTGGATATGGAAGTGGTTCTTCTCCGGTCAAAAAATGGATGATTGCTTCGGCATGATAGTGCCCACCAGAGAGAACCTGGCTAATCTTCCCCCTAATTATGAGTCTGCCCTTAGAGCTTCTCACCCAGAAGAATGGGTTAAGAGGTTCTTGGACTGCAGCTTTGACGTATTCCAGGGGATGATATTTGAAGAGTTCACAAGAGACCAATATGTTATACCTCATGGAGATATACCCCTAAAGGGTATGGTGGAAGGAGGTTTTGACTTTGGGGTGGCTGCTCCTACTGCTTGTCTTATGGCTAGGGTCACTCCCAATAATAATATCTATATCTATGACGAATACTATAAACCAGAGGCTGATATTAGGAAAGTCTCAGAATGGATTAAAAGACATAAAGCGGGAGTGATATGGGCTGACCCTTCCACTCGTACCAGAGGTGCTGATAAGAAATCACCCAAAGATCTATACCTAGAGCATGGTGTGATACTTAATCCCGCACCCAGTAATGAAGCTTTAACTCGTATCTCGGCTATTCATGGATACCTCATGCAAGGTAAACTATTTTTCTCAGAGAGATGTGAGGTTACCATAGCCTGCCTAGAGACATCAGAGTGGAAGAGGGTAAAACCTGGTGAAAGAGAGAGACCCTTAAAGAGGGAGGACCATGCTAGGGATGCACTATCCTACCTACTACTAGGTCACCCTCTAGGTATGTTACTTGACCCTGTAAAGCCCTCATCTAGAAGAGAGCCCACCTCAGCTAATCCTGGAGGGTATTATAGACACCCCTCTCTTGATGAGGATACTGACAAAGATAATATGGATGGTGTGATGACTGATGAGGAGTGGTTAGAAGCGTATGGTTAATATTTATACGGTGCTATTAATTTTATGGTTGACAGTATACGGTTGGGTATGTTACAGTATTGGTAAGAAGGTCGGGAACCTTAAACACTTAGAATGGTTGGGTAATCAACCGGCGGAAGATTTTGATAACCCCTCAGCTATTAATTTTGTGAAGCAGAAGTGGAATGAAATGTTACCCGACCTTGATCCAGTAGTCCCTAGTACTAGAGTAAAGGGGGAACTTAGAGGGTGAAAATAGGTGATATTTACATCGGTAAGAACGCCGAAGCTATGAAAGTAGTAGACCTGTGGAAGGCTGCTAAGGACTCCAAAGACAGTTTAGGACTCAACACTAATTGGAGAACCTATGAGGACTACTGTCGTAATAAGCAGAATCCCACAACAGAGGATGAAGATCCAGGCTCCGTAACTAATGTTATATTCCCCATCATAGCCTCTCAAGTGGCTGATTCAACAGATGAGCCCCTTGATATCTCTGTTATAGGTGAAGAACCTTCAGATCAAATATTTGCTAGTGATGTGGAACATATTCTGGACTGGTTCATTTACCAGAACAAGATGTTCTTCAAAATAGACCGCCATGAGTGGAGAAGGCTTAAATTCGGTACTGCAGGATGGAAAGTATATTTTGACCCCATCCGTAAACTGATAATCATAGAGCCCCTTTCTCCAGTTAACTTCTTCCCGGACCCCAAAATAAAAGAACCATGGCACCTTCAAGAAGGTGACTTCATGGCTCATGCCATATATCAACCTATCCCATACCTTCGTAGATTCTATGGAGAGCCTGCTAATAAACTGAGACCTGATAAAAACTCTACCTCAGACCTTAATATTTTTGAGGGAGAGACTAATGATGAGGCCAGAGACTCCATGTCCAATAAAGCCAGAGTAATTGAGATGTGGACAAAAGAGGCTAAAGGTATTCTCCGTAGACGAGTGGTTGGTAATGATAACGTAGTCCTCTTTGACAGTAAGAAGGATAACAACACCAGCTTCTATGAGCATGGCAATTATCCCTTCATACTTACTCCATGTTATCCTGTGGAGGGACAGATATGGGGTATGGGAGATACAGAGTTATTACTTCCCACACAGGATTTAATCAATGACCTTGATGACCAGGTCCGTATCAATGCTCGACTAATGGGTAACATTCAAGTTGTGGTAGGACTAGCTTCAGGTATTAATATTAAGAAGTGGACTGCTAAAGCTGGCTTAAAGATACCTGCTAGAGACCACAATGCATGGAAAATGGTTCAGCCCCCACCCATACCAGAATACATTCTTCGGAGAAGAATGGAAGCTATGCAAGAGGCTGAAATGATTTCCGGCAGACCAGATGTAGTTGAAGGCAGAAGATCTGGCGTGAGAGCTGCATCGGCTATAATGGCTCTGCAGGAAGCTGGTAATAGAAGGGGTAGACATAAGAAGATTGGACTACAGGAATCCTTAAGTGAGTGTCTTATCTTTGGTGTGGACTACTTAAAAGAGTTTTTCACTGAAGAGCAGGCATACAGAATCTTAAATAAGAGTATTGAAGCCCAGAGTGGTGTGCCTCAGTATCTATGGTTCAGGGGTTCAAAGCTTAAAAAGATACCTAAACTTATTCCCGATGGTCAGGATGGAGCTCTTAAAACTCTTCTCGATGAACAAGGTAAAGAGATGACTAAAGATGCTAAATTTGACCTTCGTATGAATATGGGAGCTGGTCTTCCTCACAATAAGGCTTTTGTATATAATGCCCTATTAGACCTTAAGAGGGAGGGTATTGTAACTGTAGAGGAGTCCAGAATATTCCTGAAAGATACCTTAGATTGGCCCATAGCTAATGTTATGGCTCCAGTAGGTAATAATTTTGGTATGGGCCCCATCATGCCTGGGGGCAGAGCTGGTATGGCCCCTCCTATGCCAGGTGGTGCCGGACAGGTTGATGGGGAATCCATACCACCAGAAATCTTACAAGCTCTTCTAGCTACATCAGGTGCAGCTGGACAAGGAGGTATAATGTAATGTCAATACTCATCATAGCTGACAAGGCTAGAACCCTAGAAAAATATCGTAAACATGCCATGAAGAATGTGATCTTCACCCAGTTTCCCGAGGTGACTCAGAGGATAAATGAATTACCTATATGTCCCCAATGTGAAAGGCCTGCTCTACGGGATACTCGTAGCTATGATCCGGTACAAGCTGGGTATATAACCTGCCCTGAGTGTGCCTATCATGGACCTAGTACACATCCCGTAAAATACCATATTGAAAACCATGTTATCCCCAATCGGTGAGGACACCGGATTCGCTTGGGTGAGCGTAGAGCCCTGACTCGTGGAAAGACACAGAACTCGCTGGCCGGCGTAAGGCAAAGGAGAGGATAGTATGTTTAGGAAACTCGGAGAAAGAATTTGGTTCCCCCTATTAGATGCAGATGTAGGAACACCAGCTGGGGGAGCAACAAGTGACACTGGAGCCGTAGACACCGGAGCAGGTGGAACTGATGGAGGGGGAGGTGCTCCTCAGGGGGGCTCTTCTGCAACTGTTGATATGGGGGCAGGACAATCCACAAGCTCCACACCTGATAAGGTTTACACTCAGGCTCAAGTAGAATCCATGATTAAAACCCGTATTGCAGAAGCTAAGGAGTCAGTCCAGAAACAGTATGGAGACCATGACAAGTATAAGAGCTTGGCAACTAGGTTAGCTGCCATGACGGGTAACACTGTGGACAATATTGAAGCTGAGCTAGAGAAACTAGAAGCTGAAGCTGTATCTAAACAAACTGGTATATCCCCTCAAGTATATCAGGAGATTAAGGCTCAGCAAAGTCAACTAACCCAACTCCAGAAGGATAATATTAATTTCAGGTTGGATGCTGAGGAAGCTAAATTAATGAATAACCCAGCCTATAAGGATGGGCTGAATAAAGAAGAAATACGAAATGAAGTAAGAGATTTTGCAGAAAAAACTGGCCTCTCAGTGGAGCAAGCATATTGGGCTACTCAAGGGGTGAAAGGAACTCAGCAGATGGAAAGAGATATTGAACAACGAATCTTAGCTAGTATAAACAATAAGACAGGAAAAGGAGGAGTAATTTCAGACAGTGGTGGAGCTCCTTCAGATCCTAACTTTGGTCTTACTGCAGAGGAAGTTGCTTTCTTCACTGAACGAGGAGATGATCTAGAAGAAATGGCTATCCTTAAGGGTTCCAATGGTATTGAAGCTCATAGAGCTTACAAGAAAGCTAAGGCAAAGAGGTAGTGAAAAAAATCAATCCGGATCTTAAGAAGGTAGCTAAGAAGCTGGGCAACACCACTAAGGTTGTGAAGCCCAAGGTTAAGAAAAAGTAGGGAGGTGAATTAATTGGGTACTACTAACTTAGACATTCTCGAGGTAGATAAAATTGTTGCAGATGAAGTTACCATAGGTAGTGTGGCTGTACCAGCTGCCAACCTGGATACGTTAAAGTATTTGACTGCCACCTACAGTGAGATTAATAACCTTTGTGATATGAGTGATCGCATAGAGAATATTACTTCGGGGCCCTATGCCCTAGCTTCAGCAAGTGACAGAGGTGTTATCACTGTAAACAAGGCAGATGGTGTGGCAATTACACTAGCAGCTGCAGCGGGAACTGGTTTAACTCTTGATGTTATCATTGGGACTACCATAACTTCCAGTGCAGTAACCTTTACCTTAACGGGTAATGATGTGATGTATGGGTTCGCTATCCTGGGCCTAGATGCCGGAGATACTTGCTCTTTCTTTGCAACGGCAGCTAACACCAATAAGCTCACTATGAATGGGGGTTCACAAGGTGGGATCGCTGGGGCTAGAGTACGCTTCATAGATATCGCAACTGATAAGTGGGCTGTAGAATATTTCTCTGATGCTTCTGGTTCAGAAGCTACCCCCTTCAGTAATGTTTAATAATTAAAATTAGGAGGTGTAAATTTATGTCATTTGAATTTTGGAAAAGAGCAGCTGGTGGAGTACCCCCTGTTAAATTATTCCCCTCAACTGCTAGTCAGACTTATACCAAGGGTATGCCTGTGTCAGTTACCTCAGGACTGTTAGTAATTGGAGCTCCAGCCGCCAGTACCTTTGTTGGGGTAACCAATGCAGCTGTTACTGTGGGTTCTGATGGAGTTAACACCATGATTGAAGTAATTGAAGCCCTTCCAGATGTAATCTTTAAGGCTGATTTTACCAATGCAGGAACCAAAAAGACTTTTGCTAATGCTGATCTTCATGGGACTCTGTTCGATGTAAATGCAACAGACCCCTCAGTAATTGATCCCGATGACACCACCAATGGTGCTTGGGTTATTCAGGGTTATGATAACACCAATAAAAAGGTGTATGTCTCCCTGGCATCTACAATGTCTGCCCCAACACTGGGCTAATTAAAATTTTAGAAAGTTGAGGTGAAATACACATGGCAGGTGGAGTTGTATCAAGTTCACAATACCCCCTTCTACTGGAACCCAAATTAAGGAAGATATTTTTTGATACCTATGATGAAGTAGAGGAACAGTATTCTAAAGTATTCCAAGTTAAGTCTTCTACTAAAGCTCAAGAAACTGATTACCACATGGCAGGCGTAGGCCTGTGGGAAGAGAAAGAATCCATGGGGCCTGTTGGTTATGAGACCATTGAAAGTGGACTGACCAATACCTACATCCATAAAGAATATGCCAAGGGGATCATGGTTGAACGTAAGTTCATAGATGATGAGCAGTATGACCAGATTGAAAAACTGCCTAAATCCATTGCCCGTAAAGGTAGAGCAACTGTCGAAATTACCGCAGCTGCAGTGTTGAATAACGCCTTCACTGTGAACGGGTATGATGGAGTTCCCCTATGCTCAGATAGTCACCCTCTGGTAAAATCTGCAGCCCTGGGTGATAACTTGATTGGAGCTGTTGCATTATCTGATACTGGTCTTAAGTCTGCCCTCTTGCTTGCAAGAAAGACTGTAGATGAGACTGGTATTATAATCTCCGGTAGACCTACTAAACTGGTAACTGCCGCTGATAAAGAGTTTACTGCTCTGACCCTGTTGCAGTCAACTCTGTTACCTGGTTCCGCCAACAACGATAAGAATGTGATTCAGAATAGACTATCTCCTCTGGTAATGGATTACTTGACTGATGCCAACAAGTGGTTCTTAATTGATGACACTCTGGCTGAGCTTATCTTCTGGTGGAGAATTAAACCTGAGTTTAACCGGGAAAGTGACACTGACACTATGATTAAGAAGTTCCTTGGTTACCTCAGATTCTCAGTTGGATACTCTGACTGGAGAGGTGTTATAGGGTCCTCAGCAGCTAGCTAGGAGGTTTGATGAGATGATTGGAACAGCTATTGTAACAAGGGCTAACTATCTCGTAGATGATGAGATAGACTTGACAGAGGCTTTGGCTGAGCTAAATATAGCCATAGATGATATGTCCCTAGAAGCCCCATTTGAAGCTACTGCTCAGTTTACTCTGGCTGCGGATGCTCGTTCAGTCACTGTTCCTGTTACTTGTCTTGGACTCTTAGAAGTCCGTGTAGATGGTGTGAAGATAGGGGCCGCAAAGGGCCCCTTCTCCATAGCTAGTGATGTAACAGGAACACCCAGTAGTTATTATTTATTGGGAGATACTCTTAGTTTTTACCCACTGAATGATACAGCTTGTACTGTAGATATTTTATTTTCCAGTGGTTATGCTAGTATGACCACTATTTCGGAGTCTCCCAGTATACCTACTAGATTCCATCAGGGTTTAGTTTATTGGTTAGTATCACAGTTTAAATCTATGGATGATGAACTTAATGCCTCTGCAGCCTATCAACTTAAGTATGAGAGGTACAAAGCAGGTCTTATGTTTTATCAAGCTAATAGGTCTGTATACTGGATAACTGAGGAGGAGTAGGTATGGCATTACCAAAAGATATCCCATACAAGCCCATTGCATTTGGAGATTTCAGTGGAGGTTTAAATGTTGATACCTCCCCTAATATGCTTAGAGATAATGAGTGTGAGGTATTTGATAATGTAGATACCTCAATAATTGGAGCCATTAAACAGAGGAAAGGAGTTACGCCCCTTAACACCACAGCTTTCGACAATGAAGTCTCTCTACTGCTAGAGTGGAATCGAAAAGATGGTACCTCTAGTTATGTGGGTATGGTGGGTAATGATTTTTGTTTGTTTGACCCCAATAACGATTGGGAACCCACTGTAATGTCTTCTTTAGATAACCCAAGTATTGGTTACTTTTTCTTCCAGGACCAGTTATGGATTACTGGTAGAAGAGGAGGTAAAGATAATTTTTGGTATAAGGGAGGGGCTCATCAGGGAGTGAAACTTCGTATATCTGGGTCTGCTACTACTCCGGGCATAATGATGATTACAGTAACCTCTTCTTTGTTATCCTCTCCAGTAACCATTCCAGTAGATCTTGATGCTGGAGAGAGTACTACAGCTATAGCTACCAATATTTATCAGGCTCTAAATAGAGAGCCAATGATCTCCTCTGTATTTGAGGTAGATGGGGGTGAAAATAATTATGTGTACCTTGAAGAGTTAAGGGCCTTTAGTGTGAGTGACCCCACTCTAAACATAACTTTAACCTTAGAGGCAGGAGCTGCAGGTATTACTGGTGAGTGTTCAGAAGACCTTAACGGGGGTCAAGTTCAAACTGAAAGATTAGATATTGATGGTACTTGCACTGGGTCTGGTAATATTAAAATAACTTTTAGTCATTACCTTATAGGTACCCGAGAGGTTACACTTGCCATAACTAATGGGGATACAGCTAGTGCTATAGCCACCAAAATTGAAACAGCTCTGGATGCTGACGCCGTTATAGGAGCTATATCACCTGGATGGAACTTAAATGTTGAGGGCTCTCTCGTTGAAATTAGTACTAATGAGATATATGAAAATGATAATGACTCCATTTTCTCCCTTACTCTTTTAACAGCAACTGGAGTTATGGGTACTCATACTCATATACAAGATGGAGAGAGTTTTAATGGGTTGTGGTCAGTTGCCCCTGATAGTGATGATACCAATGATTTAGAGCCCATTAAGAAATGTAGATTCTTTGTATGGAACCCCGGAAACTCAAGGGTCTTTGCAGCTGGTAACCCAGATGATGTTTCATGCTTATATTACTCGGAAGCAAATGATCCCACTTTTTTTAAGAAAACCAATAAAGT